CAACTTTAGTATAAAGATGGGCTGGTGATTCACCAACACAAACACCATGTTGTCCATGCAGAACATGACCACGTTGTGCTTCTTCACAAGCTGCCAATGTTTCATGTGTACTTTGATAATGATATGGTGTATCGTCAAACCACGCAGGTTGATGCAAATAAGTACCAAACACAAGACCTGCAATAACTAAAATAACAGACATAATAAACCTCCTTTAAATTATAAAATTACACGCTTTTCATCCTACAATAATTACCGACCTTTATCCTCGTGTGATGGATACAATTTTCTTAATCTGTTTGTCGATAACTTCTTTACGATTAGGCCACTTAATATAAATATCTTCTGGATTTTTCCTTAAATTATATAACAAAGGCATAATCATTTTTTCCAACTTCAACATTTGTTCTTTATGTTTTTTCTTAATAATATCTATTTGTGATTCGTCACCCTGTCGCAACTCAATCAACTTATCAATCTTTTCTCCTAAATCGGATGGTACTGTTTCACCTTGTTCTGCGACTCTACTTTTAATTTCAGTTTCATATTCAGTAACTTCAGCTTCGTCAACTGTGTTAAAGCCGAAATCAAAATCATCATCATAATCATCAAAATTAAATTCGTCTGCCATTTTACTTCTCCTTATGTGATTTGAACTATCTGTGGTTCTTTCTTCATAATGTTAATTAACTTATCAATATAATAATCCACTTCACTCATTGATTTTTTAAATACTTGAACTTCAAAACTATTCCTGACAGCAATCAATATAACTATTTGTTCTGGCATTGCACCTGTCATCTCAAAGAACGCCATCGAATAAAAAAATGCTTGGATATAATAATCCTCTATCCATTCCTCTTTCTTTGGTTTCCTTGAAGTCTTAAAATCAATTACAGATAAAACTCCATTATATTCTGCAATACAATCAGTTGTTCCAGCTACTTTTAATTGGTCACTGTATAATGGAATTTCTAATCCAATTATATTATTAATATTACCAAGTAAAAATCTTAAACGATTGAAGACACTAACTACTTCATCATTGTCTGACTTTAATTCATAATTATACAAATACTTTTCACATAAATCATGAACAGCTGTTCCCAATGACGAAGACTCTTTCATTACTTTATTAGCTTCTTCCTCACCAACCCTTTTTCTCCATTCAACTAAACCCGGCTTCGGTTGACTACCGAGGATAGTTGTAATGGATGGATAAACAGAACCTGCTGGTGTTATATAAACACGTTTACCATCTATAATCTGTCTTACTGGAATTTGAAAATTTTCAAAATCAGTTGTATGTATAAATTTTTTCATATAATAAAAGTCAAAAAAACTGCACTCAAAATTAAGGATAATATTCCAATATACATAACAAAATATTCTATAAAACATAAACAATTATGATGAAATATAAGTTCTTCTTTCTTCAAAAACAAATTAATTTTTCTCATTTTTCTCCGAGTATCAATTCAACATCAATGATAAATTCATCACGAACAATAGTAAAAACAATTTTAGTGTTAGGTTTCCTCTTAACAAGTTCAACAGCAAACAATTTTGTCTTGAATGTTTTACCATCTACTTTTAAAATAATATCATTAGGTTTCAACAAATTATGTGCAGGACCTTTTTCAACTATTTTATCTATATAGGCACCTTGTCCTGCTGTATAATATATTGTATCATCTTTCTTAACTGGACGATATAAAATACCAATAAATGGCCTAGTAATTTTTTCCCCTGTTTTTAAACGCTCAATAATTCTTTGTGCATAATTACCATCAATAGCAAAACCAAGTCCAACACTACCAACACTTTCACCACTTGATATAATCATTGTATTAATGCCAATGAGTTTTCCAGCACTATTAAACAATGGGCCACCAGAATTTCCAGGATTGATAGAAGTATCAGTTTGAATAAAAGGAACAAAAACTGGTGCTCTGGTAACTAATCTATCAATTGCCGAAACATTTCCAAATGTAGCAGTGAATGATAGATTCATAGGTGAACCAATAGCAATAGCTTCATCACCAACTTCAGGTGTTTTACCCCAAACGACAAAAGGAAACTTTTTATTATTGTCTTTAATTTTCAACAGAGCAATATCAGATTCAATATCATAATTTACCAATTCTGTTTCATATTCTTCATAATTGTTAAATGTAACATATACAATACCATTACCATCAAAAACATTATCAATAACATGAGCATTTGTTATTACATATCCATCTGCACTAATAACAAACCCAGAACCATGATGCATTGGTTCTTTACTTCGGTCTGGTTTTTTATCACGGAATTGAAATCCACCTTGTTGTTCTTTTGATTTCTGCATATCATCTACCATTACGGGATGTCTTTCAGAAAATATTTCAACAACAGCTGGCATAATCTTTTCAATTACAGCTGTAATATTAGTATGGTTTGCATATGTTGGTGTAGTCAATAATAAAAATGATGTAACAATGATAAGGATAACTTTTTTATACATCTTACTACTCCTATTTGGGGCTATATAACTTAATATTATTTCCACCGATCACACAACTTTTATCTATTTCTTTATAAACAAACACAATCGCCCATTGGTTATTGGTTGGATTCATCCATAATTGAGTCTCTATTAAATGTTTATGATGCTCATCATTCACTGAACCCTTTGCCGCCATAATCATATGGTAAGAATTATTCACCATATTATCAACAAATTCCTTTGTGTTACAATAAATCATAATATCACTCAATGGTTTAATTTGTTCTGGTTTTTCATTAAGAAATGCAGAACTAGAACCCCACAGTTGAACCAAAATAAAAAACAATACAAAAAATATTAATATTTTTTTCATTTTAATCTCTCACCTCTATTGCTGAATCTGGATAATTCTTTTTAATATTCCTTAATACATCATTAAAGTCTCTTGTTGGTTTTCGTAAACCTTTTGTCATTTCTAGTTTCGTTGATTCACCTAATGATGCACCAGAAATTAATCGAGAAATATATCCAACGTGAAGACAAGAAGGACATGGTTCTCTTAAAGGTTCATTATAATTAGCAATAGTTTTAAATTCTTCAAATTCATATAAACAGTCACTACATTGATATGTATAATTAGGCATTTTGATTTTCTTAATAAGGTTGATTGGCCATGAAGACTTTAAATAAATCTTCATCATTATTTAAGGATTTAGCATATTCCCACATCCTTTTTCTGATAACATGAGAATATTTTGAAACAACAGGACATTTAAGACATTGAGCATAATCTCGGTCATCACCATAATAATTATATCGTTCAGTTTTAGATTTCTCTTCAAGCAACTGTTGTTTTACCTGAACAGTTTTAAATAAATCATCTAATAAACCAACTTCTTGCCCAACATATCCATAATCATCTGGACATTGTTTAGGTGCATTCATAATATCTTTAATCATAAGATTTCGCAAAACATCAGACATAATTTATATTCTCTTTTTTATATTTTAATTGTTAATGGTATTTCAAATTGTGCTAATTTATTTTTCCACTTCCAAAATGTTTTACCATGATCTAATTGATTTAATTCCATCCATTGCCATTGATGTATCATCTCATGAGCTAATGTATATAAGAATTCATTCTTATTAATAAATCTGTCACTTATTGAAAGTGTTGCGTAAACATTTCCATTTTTATCTTCTTCAGCACAGGTTTCTGCATGACAACCTTGCTTCCTTTTTATTTCAATATCATGAAATGGATGAATTGTGTTATTGAATATTTCATTATTAAAAATATTAAACCATCTCGTTATTAAATGTTTTGTTGGAAAAAATGTTTTTTCTTTAGTTTCTTTGTAAGCATCTCTTATGTTCGTTTCACAACTACGAATTTTTTGAATAATATAATTATCTTTACAAACATACACATTACTTCTCCTTATTAAAGAATCTTTAGTTTCCCACTTTGCTTTCGTTTAACTACTAATGAAGATTTACCACCAGTAGTTACTTTTTTAGCAGTAAAATCTCTTGTTACTTTATAGTCACAAGTTATAGTATTACCAAAAATATCACTCACAAACATAAAACTATCCCAAAGCAAAACAATATATCCAACCATATCCATTTCAACAGTAATATATTTTCCTTTAACTGCTTCTGTTACTATAGCATCATAATTCTTGAAATTTTTATTTCCTTTCGCTTTATATTTAACAATTGTTTTTAAATTTTCTTCATCCATTTTTTTATACCTTTCTATATAAATTTGGAATAGCTTCTAATACCATACTTTCTGTTAATCCTTTAACTTTAAGTTTCTTTTTTAACATTCCAACATATAAATTAGATTCATCTTCATGCATAGATTCTAATACTTGAATCAATAATTCTGTCATTCGTTTTTTCTTAACACCAGCACTCTTCGGATGACCAATAGCAAAAATAGTACATTTTGGAATTGTATTAGTCAAAGAAGATGGATTTAAACCAATAGGTGCAACGTCTGGTGTGTATTCTGGAATATCAGTAATATGCCACTTAATATTTGGGTCAAATGCTCCCTGTAAAATTGCCGTAAATATACCATTTTCTTTATGATCCCATAAAAATCCTAATTTTTCTCTCCTTGATTTTAATTTTTCAAATTCTTTAAACAATTCAGAAATATATTTTGTCATCTTGTATTTTGTCATCTTGTAAAGTCTCCCATATTTTCCATTAAATATTTCAAACGGTTTTTAATAAAATAATTCGTCAACTGACCTTGTTGATATTTCTTTTCACTATTATATTGTTCCAGAATAGCTTCAGTAATATTCTTAGGAATCAAATCAAAATCAATCAATATTTTGTTTCTAATCCAACCTGATTTCATTTCATCATTAAAATCATGTGGGTCCTGAACCAACCAATTAGCAACTTTCTTTTTTGAAATAGGTTTCTGACGAACACCATTTACAATACAATCATCCGCAGATAATATATTAGGGATACCATCACCTTTATCACCACGGATAATATGTTCCTTTAAATACTCAATAGGGTCTATACCATTAATCATTTTCTGTTTCATTGGTGAAAATTGTCTTACCCATTTATATTTATACAATTGGGAAAAGTCTTTATCACTTGAAACTATCAAACTTTTTTCTTTAAATGCCCTAGAAAGTACAGCAATTACATCATCACCCTCTGCGTGTGGTACTCTTATCACTTTATATGGAAAAAAGGTATCAATTTCAACAATAATTTTACTAATCGTATCAAATAATGCACTCCAATCCATTCCCTTTTCAGTCTTTTGTTTTTCTCTTGCTACTTTTCTATGAGCTTTATAAAATGGAAAAACTTCTTTTCTCCAGCTAGAATGAAAATCAGTACAAATTACAATTTCACCATACTTATTTTTATACTTATTCCTGTAAGAACGGATACTATTTAATACTAAATGTCGAATAAAATCTTCACCAAATCTTTCTTCATCTGGTACTTTATGAGCCACCATAATAGAACCAACAATAATATTTGAAAAATCTAAAAGTATCATAGAATGACCTCAAGTTTTTTAACATCTTTAATTGAATCTAAACGAAATGATCTCCAAGCACCTATATCAGTATCCCATACAGGTAATACTTCATCATTTTTTTTCTTATTATGAATACTTGTTTCTGGTAACACAGTTTCATGTAATGTACAATGCATTATTCTTTCTTCACCACAAACTTTATTAAATGTTATTTGCATAACATTCTTTTGTAAATTCTTAATTAATGTTTCACGTTTCATAATACCTCTCTAACATGAAAATGGTAACATACCATCTTCTATATATTGTGAAAATTCTTTTTCAGTTTCATATTGATAAATTTTAACATGGGAATATTTTTTCAACAATTCAATACCTTCTTCGTTTTTATAATCCTCCTCATAATAAAGTTCTTTAATACCAGACTGTAATATCAATTTAGCACAATGTATACAAGGTGCGTAAGTAGTAAACATAGACGAATCTAAACCAGATTCATTTGACTTAGCCAACTTTAAAATTGAATTAGCCTCTGCGTGTAATACTTCTGGTTTAGTTTCTCCGTCTTCTTCACAAACATTAGAAGCACCACTTGGCATACCATTATATCCAATAGAAATAATCCTATCATCTTTAACAATGATACAACCAACTTTTAATCTAGTCGCTGTTGATAATTGTCCATAGATTCTAGCAACTTTTAAATGAGTTTCTATAAATTTATTTTTCATTAAACCATCTATCCACATCCTCAATAATTTCCTGTTCGGTAGAAGGACCAGGACTATTTGAAAAATTTGGATTCACGTTAGACAAATCAATCTTATCTTTGAAAGTTTCTTTTCTGAAGACTTTTTTATCTTCTGGTTTTTCTTCTGCTTCATCAATAACAGGAAATTCTTTTATAAAGGCATTCCTTAGATAATAAGTTCCATCAACTACCATTGCTTTAATTTGAGCTACATTTTTAATCAAAAGTTCTGCATTATTTGGTTTCTGAATTAACAAAGAACACAATAAGAAAATAAGAATAAGAATAATAACATTTTTAAACATTAGAATACTCCTAACAAAATAGTCTGGGCATTAATTCTACCCGTTAATAGTTGCTCTTTAGTTTTCATGTTTTTCAACATAGCTTTCAAAGAGCGTTTATTCAAGATATTCAATACTTCTTTTGGTTTTCGAGCAGTTTTCTGTACTGATTCATTTTTATCAAAATGTTGTATAGTACATCCTTTAATACTAAATCCTCTAACAGAATTCTCAGCATGATATACACCAAGACGATTATTTTTAGTATTGTAAATCCATAACTCATTAGCACCTATAATCTTTTCTGGATTGATACTAACTAATTTTAACTTTGTAAATTCTATTTGATATTTTAACTTATTAACTAGTCTGGATGCAGAAAGAGTTTTCTTCTTTCTAGGCTTTCTTTGAGCCGTAGCATTCTTAATAAGACGGTCAATATCATCACAAATAATACCATAAAAATCCATCATCTTTTTATGATACTTTGGTTTTAAATGACTCCATGCCTCTACATAATATTCATCATCTTTATTATAAACATCAACCAACTCATTAAAACAATCAATATAAAATGGCCTCATCTTTCTAGCATGAACACTTTTACAACCAAGATTATTTAAATGCGTGTAACAATCATATTTAAGTTTATATTCATTATTAATAAAATCATCAACTTTTCCTTCAATAGCAGAAATATAATCTTCTACTTGGTCACGAATTCTATCTTGAATATTTACTTTCGGTTTTTCTTTTTTCTCTCCTTTTTTAGATTTATCAAAAGTAGATTTAAAAGATGGGTCTATAATTTGACCATTAACAATTTCACATGATCGTGTAACACCATCAGCACATAACATAATATCATATAATTTTTTCTCACTCATAATATTCTCCATATTCCAATTATAGCAATAATAATAACTATTAGATTTAATACAATTAAATTCACACTATTTCTTAAATAAGCATTTATAATATGTAAAGAGGAACCAACCAACTGAATCATAAAAACTATCAATATAGATGCCGAATCACCATACCAAGCTAATAAAACATATATACTAATAAAACATAAGGACCCAATCGTTTCACAAAATAATCGAAAACGATTATGCTTCCAATCAT